GTTGCAATAGTGTGCTGTAGCTAGGAGGATTATCCATATGGAGTCCATAATAGCCCAGCGGACAGATAGATATCTGTCCCTCTATTGCGATCTGTATAATGATATAGCTGAGAAGCTACGTGTTCCAGTTAAGGAGTCACAACGAGATCTCGTATCAATTCGAGACCGCGTTGCTCACGAAGGGCTTTCGTTCCTAACGAAAGCTCTTCCGCAACTTGGAAAGGCACTTGACAAGTGCCTCTCCAAGAATGAACCATTGACAGTTCCTTCGTCGTTTAAACGACGGAAGAACGAACATTACCCGAACTTATTCAGGTACATGTTCTCTATGGTTATCACTACCGAGGGTTATGTCAACCCTCAGCTGGATACGGAGTTCCTCGTGCAACTACGGGAGTTAATGTACGTAATGTACAAACTTGAGATTCCCTCGACTGAGTCCCAAAAGGCAAAATGCCTAGAAGACTTCGTCAAGGTTGATGCAGGCCTTGCAAAGGCCAGTAATATCGATCAAGAATGGCTCGATGAGACTGCGGAGTTTATCCGCGACATCTTCGCGACATTCGACCCAACCGACATCGTGCCCAGACATGGGCCCGGCGCGGTCGCAACAGGCGAGAGAAACCATGAAAAACATGTTTTCAAGCGCATATATAAGTCTGTAGAACGTGTGTACCCCTTTACGGAGTACTACGAATACAGCCTTATGGCTGTTGCGGATCGATGGCATCTATACGAGGACCTAGAAGAACTCGAGACCGGCACGGCGAAAGTCGTGCTTGTCCCGAAGGACTCTAGAGGCCCTCGGATTATCTCGTGTGAGCCACTAGAACTGCAGTGGATCCAGCAGGGTCTCGGGAATGCCATCGTTAGGCACCTCGAGCACCACCATTTGACCCGAGGACATGTAAATTTTACATGCCAACAGGTTAATAGGCGGTTAGCCCAGCAGGGTTCAATAACAGGACAGTGGGTCACATTAGACATGAAGGAAGCATCAGATCGTGTGAGTCTGTGGTTAGTGACGGAATTATTCCGCCATGTGCCGCGACTACTAGACGCCTTGCTAGCGACTAGGAGTACTCATACGAGGCTTCCTTCAGGCCAGATTGTGTGTATGAAGAAATTCGCCCCAAT